TCTTTGTTAAGTAATATTAAGTACTGTAACAAAATGTAACAAGTGTAAAATATAAAGAAGATATAAAATCCTAATGACAACAACTACAGAATCAGGTGGAAGACAAAATATGTTTCCAGCTGAAACTCGTCCTTATATTGATGAGACAATCTCCTATCAAGGCTATCCACAAGAGGCTGAAAAAGCTAATGGTAGATGGGCAATGATTGGTTTTGTTGCTTTATTAGGTGCTTATACAACAACTGGTCAGATTATCCCTGGCATTTTCTAAATTACCTCCTTTATTATCATGACTCCTGAAGCAGAAAGATTTAACGGCTGGGCAGCAATGCTTGGATTCGTAGCAGCAGTTGGTGCATACGTGACAACTGGACAGATCATCCCTGGAATTTTCTAATGAAAGAAAAAAAATTAGAACAGCAAAAAGTTATTGCAGAGACTCTTAACGGAAGACTTGCAATGCTTGGTCTGGTTGCAGCTGCAACATCTGATTTACTGACAGGACACATGTTCTTCGGCATTTTTTAATGCATGAGTTATCACAAATAAACGAAATATCACCTTTTCAAGCAATCCTATGGTGTTTTTATCCCATAGGATTTGTTGTTTTATTTGAATTAGTTTTGAGAGCTAATGATGATGACGACGACGATGAAGGAGGTGGTGTTATGACACCTGTTTATCAAGGAACCTAATGAACCACTTATTATTTACACTAATAATCGCTGCATATCTAGCAACTGATCTTAGTGCATTCATTTATGCATGAAAAAAATTTTTTATAGCCCTTACTATCCACTCATTGAGTTTGGATTCTTTGTCATTGTAGGGACAGTAGCAGGGTTGTATGGTTTTTTAGAAGTATAATTTAATTAATATTTGCACTAAAAAATTGCAGACTTATAAATTAAAAAACTTACCTTTTTTCCAAGAGGCAAGAGCTGCGTTAAAAAAGAAATGTGATTGCCCACACTGCACTTGTGACTGTGAACATTGCAAAAATAAGATAAAACAAGCTGAAAATGCCAGTAAATATTTTGAAAATTTAAAAGAGAATGATAAAATTTAATTAAAAATTTTTTCTAGTTCATCGAATTTAAATTTATTTGTAGAAAGACATATTGCTTTCCTATTTATTTGCCCATCATGAAGAGGAATTACACTATGCACTTTACTGACATCTAATATATAAATATCTTTAGGCTCTGCAATAAAAGAAGCTTTTTCAACTAAATCATTTAAATCATATACAAAACCATTAGTTTGATTGTCTATCTGATATGGTTTGGCATCATCTTTAACTTCATAAAATTGTGTTGCACAATTATTTGTTTCAATGTAGAAATTTATTACTGAAGTAGATCCACTATCAGAATGAGGTAATATAAATGAATTTGCTTCTAGTAAAGATATATCAAAATCTGATTTATATCTTTCAGGTATGAGGTTTAGTTCTCCGTTAATTTTTATATCGCTGTACCACAAACCATTGAATTTGTTATTTATATCAAAGCCATACTGATCTAATTTTTTTCCAACTTTATAAGAAGGTATATTAAATTGTAAATTTAATTTTTTAAAATACACTTTTTATATAGAGTTAACTAAAAATTGAAAAAATTTCAAAAAAAGTCACTACCCCTGAAAAGATAATAATAAATTTTAAAATTTTCTTAATCGTCGTGCTCATCCCAAGGATCAGTCAAATTTTTATTAGGTGGTCCAAAAGCTACATATAGTCCATATCCAGTGACTAAAAATAGCAGTATCAGAATAATAGCAATTATTTGTCCTTCTGGAGGCAATCCAGCATAATTACCATGTTTAATTAAAGGTTGTTTCTCCCAAGTTCCAGGAAGAGTATAAACAGATGGTTTAGATAGAAAAAAATTTACGAAGAACATCTAATATTTATATTTACTCTTACTTTATCTTTTAAATCTAAATGTTCAACAATTAATTATTAATTTTAAATTTAACTAGGTTTTGTAGGCCATGTAATATTGAATGGATCAGATTGTGTAGGAACATCTCTTAATGCCTGACGATATGTTTTCCATTCGTCCGATAAAGTAAGATCACTACCGGCTCTCCAATCAGTTTCTGTTAATAAATTATTTCTTTGATTTCTCACTGATTTCCATTCTTGTGTTCTAAGAGCAGTTTGTTCATCTGCTGTTGTCGATTCTACTTTCACGTTATAGACCTTTCCACCATCAATATAAGCATCTACTGTAGATAATTTTTGTATTGGTGTTGTATAAGCAAGAGTTTCAACAAGTTCAACAACATTATTTGCTGTTAGAAAATCTGTATTAGGACCCGCAGCAGTGAAACTAGTGTTAGGAAACAATTGTTGGATAGTACCAGTTTTTCGTACAGTGGACACACCTCCGTCATTGTCAATAATTGCGTATTTCATAATTAAATCATTTAATATATTCTTTTTATATTATATACAAGGTTTAGATTAAGATTACCCATCACCACTAAATAAAAACCCTACATGATTAGTACCACCACCATTGGTCGGTGTTTTTGTACCATTCCAATAAACGAAATCGCATGAAGCATCATTACTATTCCGATTACCCATTCCAAAAGCTGGTTTGGTGTTACTAGACTCATCGAATGGATCAACACCTTGACTATCACTTCCATCTCCATCTGAATAAGATGAATTAGTTCCTGTCGGTATTGCAAACGCAAAAATACCATCGTCTTGAGACAACGAGTTATTACTATGATATCCTGTAGAAGTTGCTTGTGAATTATTACTAAAGTTCCATCCAACTTTACCAGCAGTTGTATTTGAATAAATAGTACCTGAAGGGTCTATTGCAACAGGATGAATGTTTAACATATCTGTAAACTCATCTCCTGAAGGATAAAAAATATCACGTACTGCATATAATCCAGGAGAATATTGTCCTGTCCAAAGATTATTTCTGCCTTTATCGGCTGTGGTTGTACCAGTGCCTTGGTTGCCATTAATATCTACTGAACCAACATTACCTCCAATAAATACCCAAATTAAAATACCATCAAAATTACCACCATCAAACTGTGCCATAGCCATCCATTTTTTACCGTCTATAGCACTTAAACCCTCACTACTACCACCACTCATATCAACAATCTCATTTCCTGTAGAAATAATATTACCTCCACTTGAGTTTGCATTGAAGCCTAAAGCTGTATGAGTTCTTTTACCACCTGCAACTGTTGTTGCTGTGAGATCTTCTGCACAATCATCTTTCCCAATTACTGCAAATACGTTAAAAGCAGAATTTTGTGCTTCGATTAAACTTTGTATAGATTGTAAATTTGATGGTGAGGGAAGAGTTGCAGATCCTAAAGACGTTGCGAGTGATTTTATATCTTGAAAAATTCCACCACCACTGTTACCTGCAGCAGCACGAAGTCTGTGGTGTAACGTCATGAAAGATCACCCACTGTTGCACCATATAATTGTGAACTTACTGCCCATAATTCTATAGCAGTGGCATTTGCACCGCCAAGAGTAGGAGCAGACCCTCCAGCCCATTTCATAGTCGGCCATGTAATGGTGTAATTAGAGGAAGTAGCTGTAACGATGAGAAGCATTGATTGACCAGTAGCTATACTTAAAGCTACAGAAATATTTGATCCCATAGTCAGTAACTGTATACCACCATTGCCTGGACTTAAGGTAACAGATGCAGCAGAAGTAACTGTATATATTTTTTCTACTATAGAAGCGTTAAAAGTAGCCCAACCATTAAAATTAACATCACCTGTAAATGTGTCTGCATACTCTAATTGACCTACGGCTGTAGCCCCACTACCTGTAATGCTCTTTACTTGTAAAAACTTATTAGCTGTTACATTATTGTCAGGTAAAACCATAGTGTAAGATTGACCTGCACTATGAGCAGGCGACTTTAGCTTTACTCCGTGTGATTGTGCCGAGCAGTTTAATTGAAGCGTACCGTCGGTACTACCTGCACCTTTTATTTTTACAATACCAGTACCATCTGGAGTGAATACTATATCTCCATTGCTGGTACTTGTGGTTATTTCTCTCGTTAATACGTCTAAATTCCCTCCGAGCTGCGGACTGGTATCCTCAACAACATTGCTAAGTCCTGCACTAGGTAAGTTGGTTAAATTAGCACCCGATATTGCTGGTAAAGTTGCAGGAAATCGAGCGTCTGGTATCGTACCTGAAGTTAAATTATTAGCACTTAAACCTTCTACTGATGGGTCTATTAACTGAGCCTTAGTCTGTGACATTTATAATTCAAACTTAATTGTTAAATCAATTTTACGATGACTTTATTTACGGAAAGATACCGTTTCCATCATTGGTTTACCTAGTTCCTGCTCGTATTCTCTTTCTATTTCAAAATTATCTATATCTGTTCCTGCCTGACTATATTTATTCATACCTTTAACAAATCCTGATAAGAAGGTCTTGCCCCCTCCATTTGCCATAACAGCTGGAAAATCATTATCTCCCATTTTATGCACCCATTCTATTTAAAAAATCATCAACTCTATCACCAACTGGAGTTTCTTGTGAAATAGCATTCATTGGATTAGTTTTTTCAGCTGCCATCTTATTAGCTTCAAAATAAGGAGCACTAACCATATTTCCTTGATTCATGGTATCCATTTGTTTTAATTTCGGATCTGACATCAAAGAACTTTCATCAAATCCAGCTTGCATTGGGTATCCCGGCATTTATCTTTACAAAAGTTGTTATTTAAATAATATCATCGACAAGACTTTGAGACTAGGTACATGAGTGTATACCTTTTTTAAACAGTCATCTACCTAACCCAAAACTTTGAAAAAATTTTTCCGCATTTTTTATCATAAAATAATGGTAGGGTTAGTGCAAATATTTGTACTTTGCATCTGAAATAGATTTATATGACTGAGGTTTACTATGAACACCCAAGTTCCTAAAAAATAATGGCATTTTACTTACCTTCATGTATGCGGTGGTTAGGTAAGTGAGTGTATATAAAGTTAAACAGTCATGTACCTAACCTCATCTTCTATAGAAGTAATATAAATAGGCAAAATTTTTTGGTATTTGGGTGTTCAACGATTGCCATTGCTATCAAAGGGATGTATGCTTACGAGTACACCTACCCCCTACTTTGCATGAAGAATAGTGATGCATTTTTATATAAGAATTTGACTGCATATGATCAAATATTATTTGTACGAGCTTTTCAAACAGCTTTAGAACACTTTGGTAAAGAATCTTGTTGGTGTTTGACGAAGATGAATAATGCTGGATTCAAAGGTTTTACTACAAGTAAAAAAACAAAGCTCATGTATAAAGGACATGATGCTAGACCTTTAATATTAAATATGACAGGAAGAAATTATTCGGAAGAAAAACCAATAATTGTCAAAAGAAGTGAATGTAAATCTCAATTCTGTCTTAATCCTTCTCATTATTATTGGGGAACAAGAAAAGATGTAGCTTATGAAAATGCAAAAGTAAGTGAAAAATCTATAAATATCGACTTAATAACTAGGTTGAGAAACGAAAATCAAAGTGGTGTAAGCAGTAGAAAATTATCCAAACATTATCGTTTACCATATCATTCAGTAAGAAGAATTTGTTCTGGAGAGACTTATGAGAATGTCGAAGATAAAGAAGATCAATATAATGAGGAAAAGATTTGGTCAAATCTCTCAGACACTTGTGTAAATTTAATGAGAGCTCATCCAAATGAAGCAAAAAATTTTAGAGGAGTCGTGACAGAAACTCAACACTACGAATGTCCTTGGCATATACAAGGAACTAACAAACATAAAGGTAACTTTGGATTAATGGGAGAGTGCCTTGATTGTATGGAAGAAATAAAAAAAGCTAGATGCACAGTAGATGTTAGAGAATTCGAGATGAAGTGGTATTGGCAAGTAAAAAGATTTTGGGAACAAGTAGATATAAAAGAAGAAGATGATTGTTGGGTATGGCAAGGTGCTACTAGAAAAAATGGGACAGAATCTACTGCATATTTTCCCTCTCCTTTTCACTCAGGTAAAACACAATCTGCCCCACGTATAGCTTTCTGGTTAAGTCGTGGATATACAGGTAAATATCGTATTTTCAATAAGCCGGAATGCAAAGCATTTTGCTGTAATCCTAAGCATTTGATGATAAAAGGTGTAAAAGAAATACCGGAATGTAGAGCTATAAAGGACGTCAAGCTCCATCACGAAAATATTCTGCAGTATCATAGAGAAAGGAATAAACAAACTTAAAGTGGCAAGATTTCTTACTACTATCCCAACTAATTTAGGTTTTTTTAATTTAGGTACTGTTGAAGCTTACCCTACAGGTGGAGCAGGTCCTACTGCATATGGGCCTACTTCTTATTTTGGTTCTGATCCAAGACCTGCAGAGCAAGGAGATAATTTAAATAACCCAATCGATCTTGGAGATTTTACAGAATTATTCAAAACAAAAGTTATAACTAATACTCATGGTGGACTATCAAGAAAACAAAGCACATTTTATGAAATAAATTTATCTTTGCCCAGATCAATACAATTTACTCAAGAATTTTCTGCGACTTCATATGAAAATCAAACTAACAGAAATACTTTATTAGCCTTTTATGAAATTGATGAAAATGGACATAGACAAGAATTACCTATAAATAATGATGGATATGTGTTTCGTGATTCATCAATAGATTATGAAGACGATGACACTGGAATTTTATTAAATGATTATCCATCTTCATTATTACAAAAAGGTAAATATTTATTCGTTATCACAAATGATATTAGATATTTAGAAACGACTTATTCTATAGGTTTAAATGTATCAGTGACAGATTGGAGACTAACAGTAGAAACTGTTGAAGAACAAATTAATTTTGGTCAAATTACTGACAATATAAAAGATTCCGTAGATTTTGGTAAAGTCATTCTATAGAAAAAATAACTTCTATTAGTTTGCTTTGTTCATATAACTATAGGCGGTCTTAGGTTGATATTTGTTATATAAATCTTCTATTTGCTTGGACTGAATTTCATCAACATCACTATCAATTAAATCTTTTATTTGCTTGGACTGAGTTTCATCAATGTCTTGCTTTGACACTGAACCTATTTTTTTAGGTAAAAACATACTATCTTTATTTCTCGCATAACCTGGAACACCTTTACTTAATCCACTAGTATCTTCATCATCAGTCCTGCCTTCCGCCTTTCCAAATTCAACATAATGCTTACGAGCTGCATTCTCATCATCACCAAAATCATCTTGTAAATCTTTATAGTTTGCTAAATACTGTTTAGCATCAAATCCTTTCTTCGTTACTGGAACGAAACTTCTAGGCGTGTTTTTTGCTCTTTCTAAAGCATCTTTGTAAGCTAATTTAGAAGCCTCATATTTTAGTTTTGCAGCTTCTTTTACAGCAGCAGTTCCCGATGTTTTAGAATTACCGCCGGTTCCGGGTCTTACATCACCAAAACCTGATACAGATCCCGGCACAGTATCAAAAGTACCTCTATTATTTGATTTTATTGGAAAAGCCGTTGGTGTAGTCAAGAAATCTGTAGTACCTGTATCGTCAGGAATAGAAGATAAATAAGCTGCATCCTCCATCATTTCTGATCCTCTCGCTCTAGCTCCCATTTCAGCAGCAGTGCCTACACTGTCATATCTGTTTTTAAGTAAACGATTATATTCCGTATCCATTCTCCCCATACGCTCAGCTAAATTCTTATAACTCTTTTGCGGAATTATTGTTTGAAAAGCCTGTGGATTTGATTCAGATGGCATTATTATTGTTGGAGGCGTAGGTTTTCGACCCATTTTATTTTTTTAATTTTATTTCTATAGTGATTCTATCTGAAACAAACTCATACAAATGATTAACTCCGATATACCCAACAGGGAGAAGGAACAAAATCAAAATCAATTCAGCGTAAGTAATAGGGCGACGCATGATGAACAATATCCATATCTCTCCGATATTAGCCAACTTCTACACGGTCTGTCTACTCTTGATCTCCAAGGACTATGTACACTCCAAGAAATGTTATTAGCTAAATCATGTTGGGAAGCAACGAACTATAGTGGTTCATTAGAAAAATGTAAAAAAAGATTGACAGAACTGTATGGTGAAGATTGGGATGAGCAAGTAAGACTTAAAGATCATTTTGTGAGTTTAAAGTATTACTATATCTGGGCTTTACTAATTAGTCATAGACAACAATGGAATGATCTGAAAAAGTAGGCTAGTATTTGAACAGATAGTGTCCTCGAATGGAAGCACAACAATTAGAGGACTGGGTAGATATCTTAGATACGACAAATTATGCACCACATAAAGATCCTGATAACCTTTATCAGAGTTACAGATTTGTTGATTTAGATATTAATTCAGTCACTACTAGAAATTATCGAAAAAAACTTTGCAAATCACTTATAGAACAAGTAGAAATATTTATACCCCCATCTGGTAGTTTTAATAATCAAGATCTGAGAAGATATTTAGAATTAGTTTCAAGCTATGAAACAAGTACAAAAGACTTAATACTTGGATTATCACTAGCTGATCAGATAAGACTTACTTTTAGTGATATGAAAACCAGTACAATCTGCGATAGATATCCAGAGATAAATTTAGCCGAAAAAAGAAGGTATAGGTGTGTTGCAGAATATTTAATTAGACAAGGAGAACTTACGAAATTAAGAGATAAAAATGGAAAATTAATTAAAAAAATTGGAAATATGCAAAAAGCTGTCGTTCTTTACAGACCTCTTCCAAAATTATTGGAAACACTAAAAAAGTCGGGATTAAATGATCTTATAAAAATTGACAAAGATAAAAAAAAGGATAAGAATGTAACAGTTGGGGAAACTAAATGACTAACAGAAGAAATCAATTACTAAAAAAATTAATCGGGACAGCAATAGGTGAAGATGAAAAAAAACTTTATCAACTTACTATTGAACGAATATGTGCAGATATGTGTGAATTTTATTATAAGTTTTATCATAATGATGGTCCAGGGGCGATGGTATATGTTCCAACTCAAGAAGATGAAAAGAAATCTATGTTTTATTTAACGGTTAATAACCTTATTAGTGCTGTAGATGACCTCAATAAAAATGATTTAGAAGGTGCTGCAGATGTTATGAAACAAGCTATAGTCAGAGCAGAAAAATTAGATCCTGATAAAGAAGCTTTATTTATTATTCAAGATGATAAGGAAATGTCTTTAGTTCACTACAAGATTGATAGTGAGGGAGCAAGTTTTAAACAAATGTGACTAAAGGATCATGGGGTGCTAGTAGAAGATCATTAGCACAAGTAGACCACATAACTCATGATTGGTTAACTCCGTGTGATTATTTACCTTATATAGATGCACTATTAAAAAATATAGATTTAGATCCATGCTCAACATATGATGCAAATAATCAGTTTTTAAGAGCAGAAAAAATATATACATACGATATAGATGGTTTAAATATCGAGGAGCCTTGGACTGGTAAAACTTATTTATTTCCTCCAACTTTTGGAAGATGTTCTTTTGCAAAAAAAAGAGGGACATGGAGATGGAGTTTATCTGCAGGTCAAGGAGCAAAAGCTCCATCTGTAATATGGTTTAGAAGATTATTAAAAGAATGGAAATTAAGAAATATACCAGAAGCTTTATTTTTTACTACATATTCTGAAATGATGAGGACATGTCCAGAAATGTGGGATTTTCCAGTATGTGTACCTACTCACAGAGCTAATCTGATACACGGAAAAAAATTTGAATGTCTTGATTCACCTATTAGCTGGGGATATTTTATTTATTTACCTGAAATAAATTTTGGTTTTAATCAAACAAATAGATTTAAAAATATATTCTCACATATTGGAAAAGTTATCTGTTAATCAATCATTTGTCTTGGAAAATTTAATTCCCTTAGTTGAGCAATATATCTTTTTAAAAAATTTTTGGAGCTACTATTATCCACTGCTGGCCTTACACCTCTCCTATTAGGAGATATATCTTTCTTTGAATCTAACGACTTATAAAATCTGTAACGATTGTCAACGTCGTAACTTGAAGTAGACTGAGGTTTCATACATCTATTGTATTGGAGATTAACATGACAATGAATGAAATGGAAATGAAAATAAGTGCTATCTGTGATGATATAAAAGAACTTTTAATTCATAAAAATAGAAAATATGGAAACTCTGCATTAAAACCAAATCGAATTTTTAGTAAATGCTCTGCTACAGAACAACTTTTAGTGCGTATAGATGATAAATTAAATCGAATTATGAAAGGAGCTGGACTATTAGCTACTGATGAAGATGTAGTTAATGACCTAATCGGATATTTAGTACTGCTAAAAATAAGTATGGAAGCAGATAAACACAATGACATCCTCGAAATCGCAACATCAATCTATGGCAAAG